ATCGAGGTAGGGGGTAGCCTTAAAGCGTTGTCTGAGTATTACGAACTTGGTGCGAAGGGTACGGAAGTTATCAATGCGCTAGCTAAACGCCGTATAGATTTTGATGACGAAAGCCTAGCGAGGTATGCCGAGTATTGCATACAGGACGTAGAGCTAACCGCCAAGCTATTCCAAAAGCTAGCACCACAACTGAACGTCACCGAGCTTAAACTTATCGACGCAACAATAAAGATGTTTAGTGAACCCGCGCTAGAACTAGACCTTGATGTTCTGGGTGCGCACCTAGAGGGAGTACAGAAGAAGAAAGAAATCTTGATGGCTAAGATCGAAGAAGATAAGAAAGCCATCATGAGTAACCCGAAGTTTGCTGAGCTACTACGTAAGCGTGGGGTAGTCCCTCCTATGAAAGTTAGCCCGACTACTGGCAAAGAAACCTACGCCTTTGCTAAATCTGATGAAGAGTTTAGAAATCTACTAGAGCACGAGGATGAGTACGTCCAAGCCCTTGTAGCGGCTAGGTTAGGAGTAAAGTCCACCATAGAAGAAACTAGAACCGCACGCTTAATCAACATAGCTATGCGTGGAAAGCTACCCATACCACTACGTTACTACGCGGCTCACACCGGAAGGTGGGGTGGAGATGACAAGGTGAACATGCAGAACCTACCACGCAACTCCCCACTTAAAGATGCTATCTGTGCGCCCGAAGGTTACACAATGGTCGACTGTGACTTATCGCAGATTGAAGCACGTACCCTTGCATGGCTAGCAGAACAGAACGACTTAGTTGAGGCGTTCGACAGGGGTGACGACGTTTACAAGATTATGGCTAGTTCTATATATGGAAAGTCAGTAGAGAGCATAGATAAAGACGAACGATTCGTTGGTAAGACTACGATTCTTGGCGCAGGTTACGGCATGGGGGCTTTGAAGTTTCAGACACAACTAAAAAACTTTGGTGTTGAACTAGACGAAGATGAATGTAAGCGTATCATTAGTGTGTACCGAGAAACCTATCCTTGGATTCCTATGCTCTGGCGAAGTGCGAACGATGCGCTAGAAGGGATTATGGATGGAGCAGGAGCGACACTAGGTAAGTGGGGCGTGCTATCTGTGGAAGCTAAAGGTATACGCCTACCGAATAACCTATTTATTCAGTACCCCAACCTGAGAAGACAAGAAAATGAAGAAGGTAGAACCGAGCTTGTATATGACACACGCAGAGGTAAGACGCTTGTACCTAACCGTATATATGGTGGGAAAGTTATCGAGAACGTGTGTCAAGCTCTGGCGAGAATCGTCATTGGGGATCAACTACTTAAGCTGGGTAGACGATATAAAGTTGTTATGACGGTACATGATGCTATTGCTTGCATCGTACCAAATGCAGAAGTTGAAGAAGCAAGGAAATTCGTGGAGGCAACAATGAGGGAGCGACCCACATGGGCACAAGAGCTACCCCTTGATTGTGAATCCGGTGTTGGTAAAACGTATGGGAGTTGTAAATGATTGTTGAAGATTGGAGCGGGTATTTCATTTTAGTTAAGAAGCATCTAAGTGAGGTGCAAGAACTTATGAACGCAAAGAAGTACAGCGAGGCACGTAAGAAAGCCATGGACTTATCAATAGACGGACATCTCATGCGTCAGGCTATCACACTAGAGGAGGAGAAATGGAATCGGTAGGGGACTACGACTTTACACAAGACTGGTTTGAGTGGGCTGTACCCGTATGGACTAAGCTGTTTACCAATCTACCAAAAGATCGTAAGCGAGACATGCTTGAGATAGGTAGCTACGAAGGTAGGTCAGCAGTCTGGTTAATCGAAAACGCCCTTGTAGATAACGGCCTACTGCATTGTATAGATACGTGGGAAGGAGGAGAGGAACACAAAGCCCAAGGTGTAAACATGAGCGAAGTCGAAGCTAAGTTTGATTTCAATATCGAAAGCGCTAAGGCTGTAAACCCAACAGTACAGGTATTTAAATATAAGGATTTTAGTTATCGTGCGTTGGGTGCGTTGGCTAGCAAGTACAACAATAGCTTTGATTTTATATACATAGACGGTTCACACCAAGCGGCTGATGTGTTGTCGGATGCTTGCATGGCGTTCCACCTGTTACGGGTAGGTGCGTATATGTGTTTCGATGACTACTTGTGGGACACGAGGATACCGCAACTACAACGACCGAAGATGGCTATTGATGCTTTCGTAACTATATTTGAGCCACGTATAAGAATCGCCCATATCGGGTATCAATACATAATACAAAGGATGGCGTGATGGAGGAAAAGATACCGTCAATCATGATTGCTACTCCCATGTACGGAGGTATGTGTAGTGGCAACTACATGGTGAGTATGCTTGGTGCAGTACAGAAGTTAAAAGAATTTAAGATGCCTGTGTATTTCTCACAGATATCAAACGAGAGCCTTATACCTAGAGCGAGAAACGAATTGGTTCGTAAGTTTCTAGATGGTGGGCACGACTACCTTATGTTTATTGATGCTGACATAGGGTTTCACCCCATGGCTATACCGGAACTTATAGCCGCTGATAAAGATATTGTATGCGGTATTTACCCAAAGAAAGAAATCTATTGGGGTGCAGTAGAGAAAGCGGCAAAGGCAGGGAAAGATAACCTGATCGACTATTCTGGTGCGTTCGTGTTCAACATGGTAAAGAACGAAGATGGTTATGTTGAGACCGATGACATGGGGGTTCTTGAGGTTAGGCATGGTGGCACAGGCTTCATGCTAATTAAACATGAGGTATTTGAAAAACTTAAACCTTACGTACCTACATACAGAGTATCGTCTTATCGAGACCCAGAAACAAACGAGTATGTAAAGCCCTTAACTTACGAGTTCTTTGCTACAAGCATTGACCATACTGGGGCATTGCTATCTGAAGACTACCATTTCTGCGAGTTGTGGCGAAAACATGGAGGTAAGGTACACGCCCATCCGTTTATAAAGCTAGAGCATGTAGGTACTTATGTTTACGAGGGCGATATTGTTAAATCAGGAGGAAACTTAAAATGACCGAAGCAAACAAGAGACAGGTCGGTGGCGACCACTATATGAATATGGGTGTACAGCCATGGAGAGCTATGGAGTCTTGGATGACCGATGAGCAGTTGATCGGGTTCATGATGGGTAATGTGATTAAGTACGTAGCCAGATGGCAGGACAAGAACGGCATCGAGGACTTACGTAAAGCGTCTCATTATCTGGAAAAGCTGATCGAGGTGGAACTCAAACGGGGTGAGGATAAGTAAAAGGTACGTCTTGCGACCAAAAAGGTACGTCTTGCGACCACAAAAAAAGTGCCATAAGTACATACTAAGTCCGTTTTTTAGATTAACTTGTGGTATAACAAGCGTATCTGACACTACACAAGGACGTACATGACCACCGCTTGGAGTTATTCATCAATTAAAACTTTCGATCAATGCCCTAAAAAGTATTACCACTTAAAGATATTAAAGGATATAAAAGACACTGGGAGCGAGGCGACTATCTACGGACAGCAAGTACACAAAGCCGCAGAGGATTACATCAAAGACGGCGTGCCTATACCGGAGAAGTTTGCCTACATTAGAGGAGTAGTAGAAGCACTAGGAAGAAAGGAGGGAGAGAAGCACACAGAATTAAGACTAGGCGTTAAGAGACTTGATGAGGGTTACGAGCCTTGTAAGTTCTTAGGTAAGGATGTCTGGTGGCGCGGTATCGCTGACTTGGTAATTATTGACGGTGATACTGCGTATTCTGTGGACTACAAGACAAGTAAGAATGCTAAGTATGCGGATGTGAAGCAGTTAGATTTGGTTGCTGGGGGGATATTCACACACTTTCCACAGGTAGATAAGATCAGATCCGCATTGATATTTCTAGTAAGTAACGACGTTATAAAGAAAGATCACTACCGAGAACATATGCACAACTACTTATCCACATTTGATCCACTGTTAGATAGGTTAGAAATAGCTGAGGAATCAGGGGTTTGGAACGCTAAATCAGGGCCGTTATGTAGGTTTTGCCCCGTGGTATCATGCGAACACCACCCCAATAACTAAGGAACTGTTATGGCTAGAAACTACGATAGAGAATACAAAAAATACCAAGGCACTGAGGAACAGAAGAAAAATCGAGCGATGCGTAATGCAGCTAGGCGCAAAGCACTAAAGAACGGTACGGTTAAAAAGGGGGATGGCAAAGATGTGGCACACAACAAAGCTATATCCAAAGGTGGTACAAATAAGCATGGTACTAGAGTCACTTCTGCTTCTGCTAATCGTAGCTTTGATCGTAATTCAAGGAAGGGTCTAGTATCCGAAACAAGTCCGAGGGAGCGAAAACGGCGTGGAAATAATAAACGATAAAGCATTACTTATACGCACAAGACGACCAGAACTAATCACAGAGCGAATCGAAAACAGCAAGATAATCAGTCAGGAGGGAGACATTTTTAATATCGCCATCAAATGGGGTTTTCAGGAATCCCAAGAGTTGGCACGCCTACGAGTTAGGAACGTGCCGTCGCCAATGAAACGAGACTATGAGTGGACAGGGAAATTCCAACCCTACAACCACCAACGTGATACAGCATCGTTTCTCACACTTAACAAGAAAGCATTTTGTTTCAACGAGCAAGGTACTGGTAAGACAGCATCAGTTATATGGGCCGCTGATTACCTGATGAAACTAGGACTTATACGTAGAGTGCTAGTCATATGCCCCCTATCAATTATGAAGTCGGCGTGGCAGGAAGACTTGTTTACGTTTGCTATGCACCGTGGTTGTAGTGTGGCTCATGGTACATCAGACGCCAGAAAGAAGATCATCAACGCTGGGTCAGAGTTTGTCATTATTAACTTTGATGGTGTTGGCGTAGTTGAGGAAGAGATAAAGAAAGGTGGGTTTGACCTGATCGTGGTTGACGAAGCTAACGCTTACAAGAACCCACAGACTAACCGTTGGAAGATACTAAAGCGCATCACAGAAAAGCCAGAGTGGTTGTGGATGCTTACTGGTACGCCAGCAGCCCAGTCGCCAGTAGATGCGTTCGGTTTGGCACGGCTAGTCAACCCACAGAAAACACCGAAATACTACGGGCAGTTCAGAGATCAGGTGATGTACAAGGTCTCGCAGTTTAAATGGGTACCTAAATCTAATGCGAAGGATACGGTGCATAAAGTATTGCAACCCGCTATTCGGTTTGAGAAAGATCAATGTCTCGATTTGCCAGACGTTACGTTTGTAGATAGAGAAGCACCACTTACTCCACAGCAAACCAAGTATTACAACAAGCTGAAAAAGCTAATGGTCATGGAGGCAGGCGGTGAGCAAGTATCTGCTGTCAACGCGGCGACTAACTTAAACAAGTTGTTGCAGATATCTGGTGGTGCAGTTTACTCAGACGAGAAAGAAGTTATTGAGTTTGATGTCTCTAATCGTATCAACGTAATCCTAGAGGTTATTAACGAGGCATCACATAAGGTATTGGTGTTTGTTCCTTTTACTCATACGATAGAACTACTAAAGAATCAGCTAGAGAAAAACAAAATCACGTGCGAAGTTATCAATGGTGCGGTGCCACTAAACAAAAGGTCAGAGCGAATCAAAGACTTCCAAACCAAAGATGATCCTCGCGTATTACTAATCCAACCGCAAGCCGCTTCTCATGGTTTAACTTTGACGGCGGCGAACACAATCATTTGGTATGCACCAGTGACTAGCGTAGAGACTTACCTACAAGCCAATGCACGTATTGATAGGCCAGGTCAGAAGAACGCTATGACCATAGTGCACATCAAAGGGAGCGAAGTCGAGAACCGATTGTATTCTATGTTGCAAAACAAAATCGGTACTCACTCAAAGATCATTGATCTTTATCGACAAGAAATATCAGAATAGTATTTGACTTTGTCAAACTAGCTGGTATACTTGTAATTTCCTACAACACAAGAAGGAGGTTCTTATGGCGACTAAGACGTCAGTTGTATTGCTTGATGAAAAAAGAAAACCGGCTGTTAGTAAGTCTGCTGGTTACATGGAGCGAGAGTCTACTGCGTGTTTCAAGTTAGGTTCTATTTTATTCGTACCTACTTACGTTCAATCGAAGATGGGCATTGTTGAATACGTAGGGCCAAGTGCTTCTACTGAAAACAGCAGACGCTTTACTGAGCTTGAGCTTAGACGTATGGGTGCTCATCGAGTATCAGAGTTTCTATGGAAGAGGGCTTGGATAGATGGAAGATAACATCGGAGCAGAGCAGTACGTAGCCGCATACAAGAAAATACGTGAGGCTATAAAAGAGAAAGAGAGTGCTTTTAAACAAGAGATAGCTGACCTGAAGGAGAAGCAGCAGATCCTTAGCACCAAGCTACTTGAGTTTTGTAATGAGCACAATCTGGATAGCATCAAAACCAGCGAAGGTACTGTATCTCGTAGGGTCATCACCAAGTTCTGGTGTAGTGACTGGGATCAGATGCACACCTTTATTAAAGAGAACGACGCTATGCACCTACTAGAAGCTAGGTTACATCAGGCTAATCTTAAGCAGTTCTTACAAGATAACCCTGACAAGATGCCTATTGGGTTGCAGAGCAATAGTGAATATGCAGTATCAGTCCGTAAACGAAGTTAATCTCAAGGAGAACAAATGGGAAACGTAGCAATCTTTAAAGATAAAACCGCAGTTGCTAACACAAGCAAGCGAGAGCTTAGTGAACTGTCCAAGTCGCTAATGAAGAAATCAAGTGTCACTAATCGACGCTTGCAAGTACAACCAAACGGCACATTCAAACGGGTCATCAACGGAGAGCAAATAGGTAACGCCGTGCGTGGTGAAGTCAATGTGATTATCGTTCACATGCTAGAAAATGTGTCACGTATCTATTACAAAGAAAAGTTTGACCCTAAGAAAGAAGCCACATTACCTAACTGTTGGTCAAACATTGGTGACAAACCAGAGGCAGCGGCATCAGATAAACAAAGTGCTACATGCCTTACATGTCCACAGAACGTTAAGGGTTCTGGTGAGGGTGGTAGTGGTAGAGCATGTAGATTCCAACGTCGTGTATCTGTGATTCTTGAAGGCGATGAAACTGGTGCTGTGTACCAACTTAATATCCCTGCTAAGTCTCTATTCGGCAAGGGTGTTGATAACGTACATCCGTTCGAGTCATACGTGAAATACCTACTCGCTAACAACGAGAGTATTGATAATGTGATTACTAACGTAGCTTTTGATCCTAACGCAGACACGATGGAACTTGTGTTTACTCCTATGCGGCATGCTACTGATGGTGAGTACGAGTTAGTTAGGCAGGCACAAGCATCACCAGAAGCTAAAATGTACACCGCCATTACTGTGGCACAAGCAGATGGAGTTACAAAGAAACCTAAAGAAGAGCCAAAGGTACAGCGTTCTGATGAGCCAGACGACGAGGATGAAGTAATTGAAGAACCTCAAGTCCGTGCAAAGAAGCCAGCTGAAGAAGCACCGAAGCCAAAGAAAGATGCCGCAGAAATCGTAGACGAGTGGTTGACTGAGTAATGGGCTACGGTTACAGCATACGGTTGATACAACTCAACAAAAGTGCCGACCGAAAGCTGTTAGGTGTTCGCTTGGGGAAACTGTGTATTAAGCATGACTTACCAGTTTCCTCGGTGGCTTCTAAATTGGGTGTGAGTAGACAGACAGTTTATAACTGGTTCATTGGTGCTACTCAACCCAAACCGGCTTTTGCTTCGCGTGTAGAAAATTTAATTAACCGCCTTAAATAAGAGAGCGACTTATGGATCTACTTAATACAGTACAGCCGTCCACTGGGTGGTTTTGCGTATTAGGTATAAAAGAAGACAAATCACCACAACAACATCTGGTACAGACAAGAGAGGAAGTAGATGAAATCGTTAAGGATCTTGTTGCTGATAATTGGAATGTATTTTTTGCAGTTGCCAAGTTTGCAACAGGGGAAAACCGTAGAAAAGAAAATGTCCAGTTACTTAAGTCTTTTTGGGTAGACATAGATTGCGGTGAATCTAAAGCTGTAGTTAATCCTGATACCGGCAAACCCGCTGGTTATATAGATCAAGCTACCGGACTGACCGCACTTAAAGAGTTCTGCGAGAAGATAGGATTACCTGACCCAATCGTAGTTAATTCTGGTAGAGGCATACACGCATACTGGCCTTTGCTTGAGGAGTTAACACGGCAGGAATGGGAACCTGTAGCACGTAGGATTCGGGATTTATGTGTAACTCATAACTTTTATGCCGATGGCGCAGTTACAGCTGACGCGGCTAGGATTCTTAGGGTACCTAACACTTATAACTTTAAAGACGATACTCCTAAAGAAGTAACCATATTGGAGGAAGCAGAACCCACATCTATTGTGGATATGCGCGAGTTATTAGGTGTAGAGGAAGGGCTAGAAGAAGCGCCAAAACGAGAGTTGTCTGAACTAAGCAAGTCTCTGATGGCTAATTATTCTTCTTCCTTCACTAAGATCATGGTGCGTAAGGATAGCTGTCAACAGCTTATAAGTTGTTATAAAGATCGTGCGACCCTTTCGGAGCCTAGATGGTTTAACGCATTGGCGATAGCTAAGTTTTGTAGTGATAAAGACAAAGCTATTCACAAGCTATCAAAAGACCATCCAGACTACGACCCTGCTACTACAGAGGAAAAGATTGAGCACATCAAAGGCCCACATGGTTGCGTGGAGTTTGAGAAGTCAAACCCAGGTGGTTGTGAAGGCTGCCCACACAAGGGGCTTATTACATCGCCAATACAGCTAGGCAAACAAATCCTAGAAGCGAACGAGGAAGACAATACCGTAGTAGTCGCCAGTGAGGAGGAAGGGGAAGAAGATGAAGTCCATGTTATTCCTAAATATCCAGACCCTTACTTCAGGGGCAAAAACGGGGGAGTATACCTGAACCCCTTGGATGAAGACGAAGAGCCCATATGTATATACGAGCATGACTTATATGTAGTTAAACGTATGCGCGATCCAGATCGTGGCGACATGGTGGTTATCAAGTTACACCTGCCTGCGGATGGTGTGCGTCAGTTTGCGATTGAAGCTGCGTTGATGTCGAAGCTATCGGACTTAGCGTCTGAGTTAGCTAGGCATGGGGTTATAACTTTGGGAAGAAAGAAATCAGAACTAGTAGCCATGTATATAGCTGGTATGACTAGGCACTTACAATATACAAAGAAAGCGGAGGTTATGAGAACACAGTTTGGATGGGCTGATAATGACAGCAAGTTTATTTTGGGCGATAGAGAGATTACAGCTAATGGTATTTACCATAGCCCTCCATCACACGTAACAGATCAACTCGCAAGTATGATACATAAAGCGGGTTCGTTTGATAGGTGGAAAGAGATATGGCATCTGTACGGTAGAGAAGGTATGGAGTCTAAAGCGTTTGCCGCGCTAAGTGCGTTCGGTTCGCCCCTTTACAAATTTACTGGGCATAGTGGGGGCATGCTTAGTTTGGTAAACCCAGAGTCTGGTACAGGTAAAACAACAGTCTTACATATGATTAACAGCGTGATCGGAGACCCTAAAGCACTATGTGGGCAACCAAAGGACACACTCAACGCGCTGTATATGAAGATGGGTATATTGAATAATCTTTGCTATACACAAGACGAAATTACCAATATGCCAGCTAAGACTCTATCGGATTTTGTATATGGTCTTTCGCAGGGTAAAGGTAAGGATCGTCTTACTAGTCATGCGGAGTTAAGGCGCAATATATCTATTTGGAATCAGATAGGTGTTACTACATCAAACTCTCCTGCAATAGATAAGTTAGGAGCGTTAAAGGCTTCTCCTGATGGCGAACTCATGCGGATTATAGAATACACAGTACACCCAGATACCGTTATAGATGTAGAGGTAGGTAAGCAGGGGTTTAGTATAGATTTGATGCGCAACTATGGTCATGCAGGGGAAGTGTATTTCCAGTACCTAGTTAGTAACCTAGAAGAAGTTAAAGAACTACTAACTCACGTACAGAGAAAGTTTGATAAAGAACTTAAGTTAACCCAGCGGGAAAGATTCTGGTCTGCAATGGCAGCAGCTAATATAGCTGGTGGAATAATAGCTAAGAACGTAGGGCTGATTGAATGGGACTTGGCGCGTCTGTATAAATGGACTTGCGATATGATTCAAGACTTACGGCAGGAAGTTAAGCCCCCTACAACTAATGGCTTTGCGATACTTGGTGACTATTTAAATACTTATATCAACAATACATTAGTCTGTGATGATGGGCTTGACCAACGTAGCAATATGAATGCGTTGCCTAGAATGCTACCTAAGAATGAACTACTCATACGTATGGAGCCAGATACAAACAAAGTTTTTGTTACTACTAAACACTTCAAAAAATACTGTGCGGATAACCAAATATCGTATAAAGAAACTATAAACTTACTAAAAAACGAAGGTTACTTTATAGGTAACATGAACAAACGCCTGTCGAAAGGCATGAAGATAACCACGCCAGCAGTTAGTTGTTTGTGTTTTGACATTAGCGATAGCGAGATAGCACAAAACATTATAGATAGCGAAGATGATAATCGAGAAGGTGCAGTATGACATTGACTGGACTAAGTTTAAGCGGGGGACATCATTCTTTATCCCCTGTTTGAACCCAGTGCAAGCCAGACGTAGCATACTTGAAGTCACTAAACGCTTGAAATATAAGGTTTTATTTAAGGTCGTTATCGAGGACGGAGTGAGGGGTTTACGGATTTGGAAATTATAAGTAGAATTGGGCTTAGCTATACATCTTCCTCCGTGTAGCATTACGGATTACAGATTCGCTCCTGTGGTTCGTTCTCTTGTGTTGTGGACCCCCTAGTGAAAGCTAGGGGGTTTTCTTTTATTCCTTGTAGCTTTTGCCAGCTTTCTTAGCGCGACGCTGTATCATTTCTGCTTCTTCCTGACTAACTCCACTGCGTCGTTTTGGATCATTTGCTTCATCTATAAGCTCTTTATTTATATCCTCTATAGTTTCGTACACAGGTAGTTTAGCCGTTGGATACTTATCGTTGTGTACGTTTATAGCAGCCAGTATTTTAGCTCTTTCAGCCATGATTGTTTCTTCACTGGTTCCAGGGCGAGCTATTCTTAGATGCTTCAGCTCTCTCATATTATCTTTAAGTTGTCTTCTTAAGTTAGTTCTAGATGCTCTAGCTTCTCCAAGTACACGGGTCATACGAAGTTCAGCATCTCTACGCTCGGAAATTTCTAATGGTTCTCTACCTATAACGCGCATAAGCACTTCTTTGGTAGTCACATCTTCTGGAGGTCTAACTAAATTTTTAGTGTCTTTGTCTACCTCACCAACTTTAGCAAGGCGGTATGCTTCTGACGCGTCTTTAATATTAGGCAATGTATTTTTGAGCCCCTCTGCCATATTTCCCAAAGCCCTATCAAAATTACCTCTTACTAAGTCTGTACCTACCTTTTCTACGAACGTACTAAAGTCTAATAATCTATCGTAACCAACACCTAGGAAAGAATCCGCTAACGATCCAAGTCTACCTCGCATGTCTAACGAAGCGGTGGGAGATCCATACAGACTAGGAGCTATCATGCTATCCATATTCAACATAGCTGCAAAGTTATAGCCAGTCGCCGTATCAATAACGCCATTAGTAAGCATTAGTCGTAATTTTTCATTACCTACATTTTCAGGTAGCCACACTTCTTTCATCCACAGGGTAAAGTCATCTCTGTATATTGGGTCTCGTGTCTTTTCTGTGGGATCATCTTCGTCCATTTCGTTCAGTATCGCATTTATGATACTGGTAACGAGTGTGTAACCCATAACCCCCGTAGTGCCAGCAGTCAAAGCAGTTAACGCAGAAAAGCTCATCAACTTTGTAAACGCTGCTTTTCTTTCTGCGGCTGGTAAATGTCTGATACCGCCAAGAGACATGGCTAAATTTCTAACCACGAACGCTATCGCTTGTAATCTAAAACTTTGAAGTCTAGAAGCGTTTCTAGCTAAGAACCCACCGACACCGCCAGCAGTTACAAGTTTATTAAACGCTTTATTAAACCGGCTGTAGTCAAAAGCGATCTCTTTTGTATCTAGTTTAGCCGCTTCAAATATCTCTATTACTTGTTCTTCATTTAGCTCTATAGGTTTGCCATCTCTTTTAAGAGTTTTAACTTTAGCTTTATAGGCTTCTTCGACAGCAGCTAGATAAACAATCTCTCTAACGTGCCTCTCTGAATATCTAAATGGGAACGAAATTAATTTACCTAACCTCCGCATACCGTTCTTAATAGGCGTAGTAGGCTGACCAATAGAACTCTCTGTAGGCGCGTAACCAGCAGACAAAAACTGCTCTAGGTAGTTAGTGCCAAACAGCCCCCTATTATTTGCATACTCATACGCTGCTTTTAAGAAAGGATTATTTTTTACTCTAGCTAAATTGCCTAGCGATCCAACCGCAGTATCTAACGATGTTTCGTTTATGTTATCAGCTGTAATGCTACCAGTAGCAATCTGTTGTGCGCCCTTACCTAGTGCTAAATAAGTACCTAGCGATTTTAAAGCGCCAAGGCCATACTTCTGAACTAAAACAGCCGGAGCAAAGGTAGCTAGTACGTTATAGTTTTGAATAGCTGTATCGACACCTAGCAATGAGGTATAGAAAATAGATTGTCCACTTAAATTTTCTAGCTTGCGTAAGAGTTCACTCTGTGGCTCTGGAGAAAACTCAGATTTAGTTCGTTGCTCTAGCTCGTCAATTATTTTGTTAATTCGTACCTGATATGGTTGCCCTTTTACAGCATCTCTAGCTTGACTCAATACTAGCTCAGCATCTCGTTTCCTTCTTAATCTAGGCAACTGTGCAGAAGCAGCGCCCATGTAAAAACTAAATGCTCTAGCTTGATCGTAGCTATAACCAGGTGTTGCTTTTCGTTTAGCCAGTCGTGTGCGTAAGTCTCTATCAGGCAACGTGGTCAAGTAAATATTTAGGATCTGATCCTTAATCTGCTCAACAACGTCAATAGTGTCTGTACTACCTAGTTTCTTAGTCTTTAAGTCTTCTAAGCTAGTGTATAAAGTACCAAGTAGATTGTCTGTATTCTCGTAAGTGTCACGCAGTTCTCTTCTATTGTTACCTATAGATATATTTGCTTCGTCAGGAGTTAAGCCTTGTGCTTGCATGTCTCTTTCAACCTGCATCCTAAACGCATCTCGCTCGGCTTCTTTTTCAAACGTCCACAAACCTTTATCTGGTCCGTCTGTTACTTTTATCCAGTAATCTCCAAATCTTAACAAAGGAAAATACACACCTTCGTCTCGAATCTGCTGGTACATCTTTTTAATCTTTGCCTCTACCTCTGACAATTCTTTTTCAGATATACCTAATTTTTTGATATTGCTAAGTTGTATCTCTTCGTTTCTGTTAAGCATGTCGGCATATACGTCACGTACCTCTTTATATATCTTGTGACCTTCAGCTTCTGCTCGTGTATCTGGTGAACCGGCAATTTGTTTGGTCCGTTTCATTTTGCCCAGTAGTTCCCATCTGGAATACACCGACCGCATGTCTTTTGTTCTGCCGTCAATAGTAGACTGTATATCAGCTTTCTCAGCTTCAGTTAGGTTCTTGTCTGTTAAATCTTTTCGTAGTGCGACTAAAGCGGGGTCTTTTTGTATCGCCTCGACAATCGACTTATATTCTGACGGGTCAAACCTAATAACCGTAGAATCAGTCATTACTTCTTGTAGCAATCTACCACCTACTGGGCTACCAAGAATAAACTCAGACAACTTATCGTATGTCTTTTGCCCAAGCTCAAGTATCTCTTGCCGTTCAAAGTTTAAACCGTCAATTTGCTTATCAAGCCCGTCTGCTAGAGTGTTAAGACTTTTAATATTAGATTTTCTTAAAACTTCAAAAAGCGTAAACGTATCAGAAGACAGCAGTGCAGCGCCTAATGTTTTATCGCCAAGCACGCTACCTAAATTCTTACCAGCAAACTCAGCGCCATCTTTACCTACATTATTATCTACGGATATGAACCCTTGATATACCTCTGTAAACGTTTGTGATGTTTCTGCATTCTCTAGTTTACGTTTTAATCTGTTTAGCAGGATTTCTGTATTTCTCCTGTTCACCGACCCCATTTTTTCGCCAGTCTCCATACCCTCAAGCGGAACTGCGGTACGTTCATAGAGCTCAGCGTCACTTAGAATATATTCTAAACCTCGCACTAAACCGTTATCTCGGTTGTAACCTGGGCCAAGAATATCTAAGATTGCGTTAACAAACTCAGATAACCACCTCTTAGCTTTACCCACCCAGCCTTTATCTTTTTCACTAGCCTTAACTAATAAGTCAGACCCATTAACCGCCCACCATTCACTAGGGTCAGTCTGACTATAAAACTTTAAAGACTCGGCATTAGAATCAAATATTGGGATTAGGTCACCTGGTTGCCTTGCCAAGTTTGACAGTTTTTCTACTTCTTTAATTAAAAGATCTGGGTTGTTACTAAGGTCTGGGTATTTTTGTATACTTTTTTGTGCAGCTTCTATAATAGCTGGGCTTATATTTCGTAGTTCTACAGCAGAAGCTACAACCGTTCTAGCACGTAAATCACCCTCGTGCGCCAAGATAATAAGCTCATAAACCGCTCTTTTACCCTGCACCTTTCGCAAGTTTAAGTCTTGGGTTATGGCACGTTTTAGTTCACCAGCTGTATACACCCCTTGTTTTGCGTCATTAATATAACCATCAATAATTTTATTTTCTTCTGCTGTGAGGTCTGCGATTGTTGTATCTATTTCTTTGCGCCATTCATCGCGTATCGCTTCTCTTATATCATTAGGTAGAAATTGCTCAGCACGGTGTAGTAGTTCATGGATACCGGCGCTAACGCTGTCAGTCCTATTTGTAAATAGGTATATAGTGCGCATAAAACCGCCAACATCAGGATCTTTTGCACTACTAAAGAAAGCACCTTGAGCACCTGTTTTTGTCGCGCTTAGAGCATCTTTTTTGCTATCTATTTCTAACGCGAGGTTGTCTGCCAACCTTGGATTTTTTTCTAGTACCCATAGTAAAGCTCTATACGCTTTGTTGGCTGTTGTATTTGAGTTGGTGTCTTCTATGGCTTTAAGTAGTTGCTTCCTGATCTTAGAGTAATTTTTCCTACTTTCTCCACGAGGAATAACGTTTGTAGCTACTACTCTACGTCCAGGCTTACCATCAATCTGTTGCGTATCCATAACTACGTTGCCGTAGATGTTTCTAGATATGGTGCCTAGACGTTGTAAAAACTGTGCCTGACTAACTTGGGACGGTGCAACACTTTCTGCTTGTAGCTCTTTCTTAGCTGCGGCGATTAGTTTCTTAGCTGCTGCAACAGCATCGTTTCTCGTTGTGCCGACTACTGCTAGATTTTCGTAAGTAACATCTAAGAGTGGACCTTGGTCTTCTAGCACCCATAATGGCGCATCTCTCTCACCCGCTGGAGTTCGCACATCCCTAACAGCAACTTCAAGTCCGGTTTCGTTGTCTGTAATTACAGTACGCTGATTTGACGAGTCAATATCCATACCAGGACGACCCACATTTTCATTGCGCACAGTAAAGCCTGTTTTCTTGGGCGCTGGTTTTGCTTCTACTTCTGGCTCTTTTGCAGGAACTTCTTCAGGTTTTGTAGCTAAGTTACGCAACCTTTCTTTAACGCGATCAAACGAGGTATTTATATTTTCTTTTACCTCAGGGGTAACTCTTTTTGCCATGCGAGCAAACGTGTCATCTTTTAGTTGCTCTAATTGCTCAGTATATGTTTTACGTGGCGTAACCTCTGTTTCAACTTCTTCAGTTACTTCTACGTCGGAATCACGTGTGATATTTTTCTCTACGGTTTTAGTGTCAATCTTTCCTAAATCTCTAGCGACATCACCTAAACCAACTTGTTTTATATTTTTATACCTATCCGTTTTAGTCTTTACAGGCTCATCTGTGTTCTTTAACTTATCTCTAGCTTCTTCGACTACTATTTTTTCTTCTGGAGTAGTTAAATCTAAAGTCTTTTTAGGCGCAGCTTTTTTAGCTTTTGGTTTTTTCGTTGGTTTTGCAACGGGTTCTGGCACGCGGACAGCGGCTTCGTCGTCAAACTCAGATACCTCTAAATCTAACTCTTGTTGTCTAAGAGGCGACGTATCTTCTGGTTCTTCAGCAACCTGTGTGTCATCCAACCAAATAATACGTTCCTGTTTTTGTTTCGCGCTAAGTTCTGGTCTATCTAAATCTAGCTCTAATTGATCTCCAGTAGGGGATCTCCTAACACCTTCAGAAACATCTAACCTACGCTGCATATCTTTAACAGCTTGTGGCACTCTACTAGGTGTTGCCTCATCTAATGCGTCAGAAAGTTGAGCTTCTTCTTGGTCTTTCGCGGCTGTTTGTTCTACGTTTTCTTGTGCTTCAAACTCTACTTTTTGTGTGGCGTCCGATTCTACGCCTTGAGCTTTGTCAATAACGTATTGGTAAACTAAAGCATCTATTTCCTCTCTAGATGCACCTTTTGCAAGTGAGTTGGCTACTGCATTTTTAAGTGGTTCTAAGTCTATACCCGCAGTTATTGTAGGATCTATGTCTTTTACCGCAGCGCTGATAATGTTCTCCGCCTGCCTAGCTCTAGACAAACTATTGCGTGTGGCTACTATATCTACCGGAGCTGTAATACCTTCTCCTAATGCCTCTAAAGCAAGCTCACCCATTTGGGCTTCTTCGCCTACCGCTTCCGCCGCTTGTTTCGCACCTAATGCGCCCCCTGTTCCTTGTATACCAAATTGAGTAGCTACATCGGCAGTAGCAGCAACGGAAGGAGATTTGATAAATTTAGAGAATGGGGAAAACCCTACAAACGTCCCAGCAATAGCATTGGCAGGAACCTCGGCAACGGTTTTATCCACCGCATACTCTCTTGCTTTTTCCACGTCTCCACCAAATTTTTTAAGTCCTTCCATATAGTTTGGACCTAAAGCCCCAAATACTACAGATGTAGACGCTAGTGAAGAACCCCCTGTAGCGGTACCAATAATTCTACTTATAGCTGGACGTAGAAATTTAGCAGCTGTTTTTGCAGCAAGAAACCCTGCACCACCACCAGCGGGTAAAGCAGCTAGTACCGCAGGTAACTGCTCTCCAAAAAAGTTGATAGCTGCGGTTGGGTTGCGTAGAAAAAAGCCAAGCATTTCTTTAGCCGCCGCAGTAAAAGATCCACCTTGTGCATCCGATGCTTGGGTAGCAAGCTGTATAGCTTCAGCAATACGTGGGTCAGACGCCATAGCGTCGTATTCTTCTTGTGCTTGTTTTAAGTTAAGTGCGCTCTGCTCGGTACCTTGAATCATGTCTGCCAAGGTGTACCAAGTAGTCATTAACCGCTGTGCACCCTTTTGCATCGAGCTTCGGAAGGTTACTTCATCATCTCTTAGGGGCATACCCAGTTCAAAGTTATTTCTCTCAAACTGGTCGAGCAAGCTCTCTTCGCCTGATCTGAGTTTGTCGTTTTCTTCTTTTACAAAATTCCAAAACCTATCAGGTTGTGTTTCTTCAGGCCCTTCTTTTTGTAGCGCATCGGTAAGAAGCTCGGCATCAGGGAACTGACTTATAAAACCTTCTGCCGCTATACGGTCAGGAAACTCGTAAGTTTCACCATTTAACCTAACATCTGTTGCTAACGTAGGTGATTCTTTTTCGGTAGGGGTAATATTTGTAGTTGGAGTGGGTAAGTCTAGTGGTTCTTCAACTACAGCCTGTTGTGGGGTTTGCAAGGTGCCCCCATACTCAAGCATAAAACCTCTAGCATTTTCTTCTGAGGGAAAAGCATACTGGTTTCCGTTTGGATGCTGAACGACATACTCCATATGCTTCTTTCTTTATTTTGGTTCTTTTTTCGTACCGCCAAATCTACCAGCCGCAGCGTCAGGATCATTAGGATCATAAGGTTCTTCACCTAGTGCTTTAGCCAGTTTAGGATTTTGGAACAATACGTAATTTCTCAACCAGGATCGGGCTCCTACCTCTCCTTTTTCTGCTTTTATTTTTGCATATTTCAGACCTAAAGGTGTGTCGGTTTGTGCGTTAAACATAGCGTCATAGTTTTGCATCAGCGTATCCAACTTTCCTTCGTATTCCACCTCAGCTTTTTGCTGGTTTAAACGTTTCGCTTGTTCGGCAACTGGGTCATATGCTGCTTCTTCAATAGCCATACGAGTTAACTGTTGGTCAGTCTTACCTTTAAACCTTGAATCTCCTTGCTCCCTAAGAGCTTTCATGTTTTGCAGTGTGTAGTCTATTTTGTCAAGATCAGCTGGCTGTTTACTAGAATACAGGCCAGCAACAGTTCTTTGAGTTGCAGCAGACTGATCCGCGATGTACTGCTTAAGCCCCATTTCTTCGTTAGCCATACGAGCTTGAAGTTGTAGCTTTCTTTCGCCAGTAGCTTTTTCAGAAGCAATCTTAAGTAGGTTGATTTTCTCTTGTCGCTTAGCGACTTCGTTAAGAGCGAGTTTTTCTTGAGCGTCCTTAGTTCTAGCAATAGCCGCTTTAGATGCTTCTTTAATGCTTGGTATCGTACCAGCCCCAGCTTCGCCCGCAGCTTGTAAGAAGTATGGAGAATCTGATGCCGCCATACGGAAACCAAACTCAGCAAGGGAGGTGTACAAGTCATCACGCTTTGCTTTATCCGCAGCTTCAGCTTCACCCTTAAGGAACTTCTCGTATGTGTCATCTGCTTCGCCAAGCCGTCTTTCAAGTGCGTTCATCTCTGCATCAGTAGTATCTTCTGGGGCAACAATCTCTTCAAATACTGCTGCTGGTCCCTCTGCCTTCACCGCTGGCCTATCTAGTGGTTTTTCAGGGATAGGTGGGTTATTTAGTATGTCTTCAATTGACATTTTGGGTCTGTCCGTTGGCACCACAGGACCTCTACGTTCTGGCCCAAAATTAGTTTGCACTGGAGGCTCTAAAACGTCATCAGACTCAAATGATGGCTTAAACATATCTGGTTGTTCTACAATTGGGGCTGGTATAGCTGAAATTCCAGCAGTAGGATCTGGCACCACAGGGTCTCTACGTTCTGGCGTAAACTCTGGACTAATAGGATAACGTATAGCCAGAGGGTACTCCTCAAGTTTTTGAACCGCTCTTCGTTTCAACTCATCTCGTGATATTTCACCATCTCTATATTGTTTTTCGTACGCTCTTAAATACATATCGTATTCGTCTTGCTGTGCTTTTTGACTCGTGTCTGTCCTTTCTCCGTCGTCTTCTCTTAAATCTAGACCTGCCAAACCAGCAAACTCATCCTGAGACATACTAAATGTAGTAGGTAAATCTCCAAGCAATCTATCTGATTCTGCTTGTAGCCTAGGCACTACGTTTTGATTGTAGTCTTGTAGCTTCTTAAATCTTTCTCTTTCTAGCCGTGCTCTATCTTCTTCAGACATACCACCAGACACTCTGTCGCCAGTAGCAAATGCAACCAACCCACCGCCAGCAGCTGAAGGCATCATGTTAGGGTTTGTTGGAATCTGGTTTACTCCAGCTATACCAGGTCTAGGAGCCATCTGTTGTTGCATAGCCGCCATTTGAGGGGCTTGGGGTGTAGCGCCTAGAGCTTGTTGTGGCCCTTGCATAGGAGCGAAGGTTTGCTGTGCTACTGTCTGTTGAGGAACTTGTTCCTGTGCCTGTGCCCCTCTCATACGATCAATAAACATCCCAGCCAACACCGCAGCTGTAGGATCAAGCAAGCCCATCTGAGCCGCTTTAGCTATTTTCTGTTTGTTCCCGCCGTATTCTTTAGCGATGTCTTCAGGAGCTTGTAGATTGTATGGTTTAGTTTGCATTGTTTAGCCCCTACCCATTAAGTTATACATACCAAGACCCGCTAGTCCTAGACCACCTATCTGAGATGCTATTGATGGGGGTGGTGCGTATGTTGTTGCTGTCGATCCAAGCTGTACCGGTATACCTCGCATCAAGTTACTGAAGTACCCCAGCTGCTCCATCGGATAGTCACGTTGTGCCAAGAAGTCAGCATATGCTTGGTCGAGTTTCTGTTGTTGCAACCCTCTTTCTTCTTGCCCAACTGCGGCTTGTGCCTGTAGTTTCTGAAGTTGTGCAGCTTGTGCTGATTGGCCTATATCACTTAGTGTAGCTCCAGCTTGTGCAGCTTGTTGTGCACCTTGTAGTCCAGCTTGTTGGCCTTGTATACCTGTTTGTAACCCTTGTAGTCCAAGAGTTGCCCCGAATTGTTGCGCTTTTTGTGCTTGGTCAAACGCACTCTGTAGCCCTCTGGCTCTAATATCACCAAGTTGCTGACCAAGATTTCTTTCGCGTTCTGTCTGAGCTAGTAGTTGTCTCGCACCGCCATATGTACCTTGTCTAGCCGCCCCTAGGTTTGCACCCAGCTGAGCTTTTTGTGCTTCTCTAACAGCTTCTCTTTGCTGCACGTCAACAACTTGATCCATGTAAGGAGACATATATGCTTGCATAGCGGCTGGACTTGTAGCCATCTGCTCATATTGTTGTCCAGCACCCGCACCAATTGCACCTAATCCAGCAGCTGTTTGCCCAAACCCTAGTGATTGTTGCCCACCAGTTGTAACCATGCCTGCACCCTGTTGAAACTCAGGGCGTTGTTGCATCCCTAATGCTTCTTGTTGTGCGGCAGTTTGTGCGCCAGTAAACCCAGCAATACGTGGATCTTGGTATTCTTGGTAAGGCCGATAAGACTCAGCCTGTGCACGCTGCATAATGTCTTCAAAATACGGACGCGCATATTCAGGTAGGTTACTTTGGACTACCTCTTGTTTAGTCGGTGCTGATGGTTGTGGACTGCCCTTACCCATTTATATCTCCTAAACCTGTTTCTGCTACAGGTAATTCATATGTATTCCATAACGGTTTGTGACCGTCTGATCTAAAAATTTTAGCCCACCCTGGCCTACCAGTAGACTCAATTCCATCACATTTAGTATCAAAAGCCCATTTCTGCAACAGTTCTAACATAGGCTTTTTCCACGCTTCTAACTCTACTCCCCCTGTAAATACCATATCTAAATACTTCTTTCGGGGGTATTGCCTAATACTTGTAACTACTGCGCCTTTAATGCCTGTTTTATCAAATGCAACCCAGAGTGTGTAATCATAGTCTGTAATGCAATCTAATATATCTTCAACTTCGTACCGCCCGTATGTATAAATAGCGGCTTTCTTTAAATGTGGCCTGACTTGGTCCCATAACTTTACTACATGCTCTGTAGGTACCATGGAAACTTTCATCATGCTGTAGCTGTAAGTCCTTTCAATAGTTGATCTGCACCAGATGGCTTACCACGATCGGCGCTCTGTCTTGCTTTGTGTACATTATCCATAAGAGCATACAACTTACGTGCTCCTGCGTCAGAAGAACCGTTACCTATTTCAGATACAGTCCTAGCATCCAGCACAAACTCTCCATCTGCTAATCTTGCTGGCTGATCGTTACCTATCATAGCCGGTATACTATCACTAGTCCCATCGCCGCCCCCTTGCAAGTAACGTCCAGCGGCCATCATATAACCACCATCAGCAGCAGTACGCACCGCAGGGTATGGGTTAACACGGTCGAAGTATCTAAACTCTTCCCCAGACCCACGTAATATATCGTCTCCACCTCTAAACCTTACATTGCGCTCAGCTGGCAAATATGGACCTTCGTAGTTGTAATCTTCTTCCTCAGCCATAGCCATTTCTGGTTGGTCAAAAGCACCCGCCCTGTACGCCATACCCCCTATAGTACCTAGTCCACTAGCTAAAGCGCCTTTTTTACCCATAACATTTAGGTACTCACTACCAAACTGCTTAAGCCCACCTTCTTGACCTAATGCGTCTAGACCATAACCAGCTTTACTAAATGCGCTTGGGACTCTATCCATAGGCACGACGGAAGGGGATATTGTCGTAGTTAACTGATCTTGTAGCTGTCTTTGTGTGGCGAGCTGTTGCAACGTTGGTTGTTCAACCCCACCAAAAGGAGTAGCCCCAGGACCACCACTAAATTGCATCCCTGAAAAACCTGTTGCAGGCTGTTTTAAAGATTGCGTTGTTAAATTTTCACCCAATGTGGCACTAGGATTAAAGTATTTTGGCGTGGGCGCTACAGTTTTCTCGACTATATCTATAGGTGCTTGGTTTGCCGCCGCAGCGGTAGCTTGCTCCGCTCCCATATTTTGTAGCGAAGTGCCCATACCAGCACCACCATAAGCTCCTAGACCAGCTAATAAACCACGACCAAGGTCTTTAGTTCTCAATGCTTCAACACCGCCAACCAATAGCCCAGCTGCCCAAGGCTGCATACCTGGAACAAAACTTAGCCCTACACCAGCAATAGTTGGGAGGAACGCTTTGAATGTATCACTTAGAAACCCAGCTTCTGGCAGTCCTGTTTCTGGGTTAATTGTAAGAGAGCCACCCTTTGCCATAGCTAGTGCCTGTAAGCCCTGCACCTCACTTGGTGTCATGTGGACTAGCATTTTGTCTTCGCCACGTCCTCTGGCTGCTAAATTTTGGGCTATCGCTGGAGTATTCATAACAATATTATCCTAGAAAATTAAGCGTTTGCCTACCTATGGTGCGGCGGCAATAGTAAATCCGTCTTTATTAGAAATAAAATTAACCGCTATAACTGCTGACGGTATACCTGGGTATGGGCTAGATGCAGCTTCTGGATCAAAATATAAGTCTGTATCATTAGTAGCCCACATCAACTCTATATATTCATTAGCATTTAGATCAATATTAAAGTTCCAGTTAGCTTCTAAATGCCCGTTATTCATGTCAACTGTATATGCGTGGGCAGAATAACCGATATCCGTGCCGTTTTTACGTATCCAAACTTGTGCTTCTTTTTGGCTAGCGCTGTTACTCCATAGCTGCCCAGAGAACTGAAAGTTATATATTCCGGGTTTTGTCACAGTAAATGTCGTACCACCTGTGCCACTAACTGCAATACCATTCTGAAAGTACGTGTTACCAAACTTTAACTTATACGCGGTGTTTATAGTCGCAGCAGTTTGTTGTGTTGTATCGTAGTATAACGCAGTGGGTATGTTTAACTGCCAACCCCCTAATGTGTCTCCTAATGCGGTTAAGTCGCCATCGAGACGGTTAAAATACAGACGTAGAACATCAGCAAAAGCGTTTTGAGCTGAAGCCTCATAAGAAGCGCTAGCGTTAGGTAAGGCCGGTGCTCTTACTTTAAAGAATGGCATTAACGTCTTCCATCCGGTCTGACATCTATACGTGGGCTACCTAACTGCCAATTAACCCCTAACCCATCAGAACTCAACTTCAAAGCCATTTGTCTAGCGCGGGCGCGAATAAATATCTGGTCTGTGTACACTCCAACAGAAGACTCTACAACGTTCTTGCTATCTGCCACATCTGACTGGAACGTAGCTCCTGGGAAATTACGTGGTCTTACTTGGAATGTAACTTCAGGTTCTTCTACATCTGACCCAGTAAAGTTTAGATCTGGAATAATACGGCGGCTAAGCATAAATTGGTCGCCATCACCAAGATCAAAGTCAGAAGACTGAATATACGCGGACATAGCCACTCCATTTGCATCGGTTCCGTACTCATGGAAGAAAATATCTCCTTGTGCGTCATCTTGTTCTGTCGCTACACCTTGTGGGTAAGGTCTTAACGGGCTATCTAACCAAGCAGTGCGTACCATAGTGCCGTAGTACCAGATTTTTTCAAGGTGGTTATAAACAACATACCTGTCGTTCCAGTTTGATTGTCCGCTTGGGTAGAACCACCAGACCTCGTTATAACCTTCATTAGTGCCACATACAATCTGGTCTGCCTGTGTTCTATTCATATCAGTGAATACGTATTCCCGAACCTCACAAGGCAACGTCTCAACCCTACCAGTGTAAGCATAGAACTTATCGTGTCCCATCCAGAACACTTGGTTATTAACAGCCACACAAGCACGAGGAGAAATAATAGATATATTGTCAGCCAATTCCTGCAAGCCAAACACGTCAGTAGTGCCAAGGAACTGTAGCGAGTAAAGCTGACCTTCAGTCCAGACTAGAATCTCCTGTCTGGTAGCTAGCGCCCTAACGATACGCGAACCACGAGAAACCCTAATAAATCCAGCACTATTGGTAACTTCTGGAGTCCAGTTAGTTGGATCGTCCTGATTCGCCCAACGGATAAGTAGTAAGTCTTGATCCCCGCCACCGTATGGAGTGCACCCAAATGCCAACAAATGCTTATCGTTCTGAGATACCAAAGTTTGCATTGCTATTGCGGGTACATCGGTAGCGCCGGACAAAGACGAAAGTAGAACAGCACGGGTACCAAGAGCCGTACCAGGATCTAAGTTAGACCCACGCTCCCAATAATAAACAGCTCCGTTTCGAATATTAGCGACTAGATCGTTATCGAAGTTATCAAGCCACCAGTCACGTTGTGCCAAGTCAACAGGCTGTGTAGAACCAAGACCCCAGTAACTTCTACCCCATGTACCTGTTCCCCAACCATAACCT